TTTTTTTGAGGATAGTGATATACCTTCAATACCATTCTTTAATTTAAAAACAGATGAAGGACTACTTGATAGACTTGACTATGACTTTGGTTGGGTTGGTGGTTCGGGCAAACGAGCAGGATATAAAACACACTAATGAAAAAAATAATAGAAAGGAATAGATGTATAATAAATATGTAGAACGATTAAAACAATCAGTTAAAGATGTAGAAAGTGATGTATATAAAAATGTTTTTACAGATAAGTATGAGTATTTATATCATAGATGTAAAGATATTATAAAAGATTATGATAAAGAATACGAAGAACATATAGATTACTTATGGGAGGAAAGTAAAAATGAAGAAGGAAAAAAAGAAAAAGAAGAAGCAGAAGACAAAACCTACGAAAAAGAAAATAGTTAGTGGGTATTACTTTGATGGAAGGAGGTCATATACATTGTATGAAAAAGAAAGATAACATTATAAAATTCAAACCCAAGAAACCTAAACCTATGAAGTATTGGTTATGTGAATTCTTCAAGAGGTATGGTGAGGATGAGAATACATATCATTATATTTTTTCAGATAAAAATATTAGTGATATGAAATACAAAGGTAATGGTGATGACCATAAGATACTATCACAATTCTTTTTACAAAAGATAACACCATTAGCAAGAGAAGGTTCAAGTTATTGGACTACTGATGGAATGTCACTTGTAAGATTTGATGGTATGCAAGAAGTTAAACCTATTGAGTTTGATATACTTAGAAAAGCTAGAGTGTATGTTAATGGGGACTTTTTACCTTTTAATTATAGGAGTGGAAAATGAATAAATTAAAATGGATGATACTAGATAATCTTCCTGCAATATGGATTGTATTAGTAATTTTATTTGGTATAGTTTTAATTGTAAATCATGGAGGATAATATGAAAACAGAAAAAGAAGTAAGAGAAGAATATAATCAGATGAGGAATGATGACCCTGCGTTTGCTGAATGTTGGAGTGATGATGACTATGATTTCTATGAGTGGTGTTCGGGTTATCTTGATTATAAACATATAACAAGGAAGAGTAAATGACTGCAGGTTATGGTTGGGGTATGTTAGCAATAGGTTTTGCTGCAATACTTATAGGCGGACTGATAGCATTTTTTATAATCAATAAAGTAATAAAGGAGGAAAATGAAACTGAAAAATCCGATAGCTAAAGAGTTGAGAACACCTAAGTATAAATCTAAGGTGATTGAAAACAAAAAGAAAAAGTTAGAAGATGATGACAAACATTGGATAACACATGGCTATGAAGGTACAGAAATTCTAGTCAAAGGTTCAGACATTCATAACTTATTAGATGAAGATGTGGATGAAGGATTGTTTGGTGAGAATGATAATGACTTGGTAGCCCGAGTTAAAAAAGAAACAGGAGGTAGTGTAGATGAGTAAGGATGAAGTAGTGATAGAGTATAAACCAGAGGTAACTATTAAGTGGGGTACTGAGGTTGTTAAAGGAATAGAAAAACCAGAGGAAGGATATACAATTAAAACTTATATCTTTGAAGATGAAAAACAAAAAGCTTTCTTTATGAAAGGTGTTGAAGAAGCTAATGGTTGGTTGGAATATGAAGTAGTTGAGAAAGGGGAAACGATATCATATGTTGAAAGTAATATGCCTATCAGTCGTGTTATCCCTTAGTCTATTGAGTTGTACTAGTGGGCGAATAGATGACGCAAGTCCATGGTTTAGGGTGATAAAATTTTCTGTAGATAAAATGCAGATAGCAAAAAAAGATAATAAAATCAATGACTTACAAGAATAATAAATAATAAATTATTTACTTGCAATTCATAAAAAAGTATGGTATAATAGAAAGTCAGTCTTATGTTAAATATAATAATTTATTTTGTACTAATATTATTTTGGAGTTTTATTATAACAGCAACATTTAATATAATTTAATATGATAAAAAATATATGTGCAGGTTTGTTAATACTTTGTAACTCAACATTTAATTTTCAAAATGATTTTGAGTATAGTAATAACGAAGAGTTTATAAAGGGAGTAAAAAATTGTGCGTTGTTTTATAACGCAGACTTACCCTCTAAAGATAGAATACCTATAGAAATAATTGTAGGTCAAGCATCTTTAGAAAGTGATTGGGGTAGGTCAAGGTTTGCAGTTGAAGGAAATAATTTATATGGTATGCGTCAGTATGATTTAACTGAACCGCATTTAAAACCATTAGGAAATCCAGACGCAAACTTTGGATTAAAAGTATATCCAACAAAATGTTTATCAGTTGTTCATTACATTGAAACTTTGTTAAGTCATAGAAGTTATTCAGAGTTTAGAGATGAAATGTATAAGATGTGGATAGTTGATGAGTATGATATATTTTTATTAACTGAAATGTTATATAACTATTCGGAAGATAAAAATTATGCAGTCAAACTAAGACGAACAATCTTGTTCATAAATGAAAGGGGTTATCTAAATGAAGGGGAATAAAAAATTTGATATTGATTTAAAGTATGGACAAATACGAGAACAAAAAGTTAAACACATGTTCTCTAAGTGTCAGATAGAAGTCAAGTCAGAGAGAGATTGGTGGCAGAGAACAGGAAACATAGCAATTGAATATGAGTACAGAGGAAAACCAAGCGGTATCTATGCAACAACAAGTGACTATTGGTTTCATAGATTAGAGTTAAAGGATAAAGAATTTTGTACACTTGTTTTTAAAACAGACATTCTAAAAAAGATTGTTGATAGTTACAAAGATAAGTTGACAAAAAATGTGGGCGACAACAAAGCAAGTAAATGTGTATTAATACCTATAAAAGAAATATTTCGAAAGGAGTTTTATGACAATGTTTAAAGAAATAGAACAGGTAAAAAAAGAGATACAGGAACACGAAGGGTTCAGAGATACTATATATAGTGATTCATTAGGATTCGCTACTATAGGTTGGGGTCACCTCGTAAAAGACACCGACCATTTTGAAAAAGGAGTTGCCTACTCAAAAGAAGAGTTGCAAAAAGTTTTTGATGAAGACTTTGATTTAGCATGGGCTAACGCAAATTCTTTAGTCAAAGAGAGATTGACAAACACAGACTTCGAACTACTAGATATAGACAGAAAGATGAAAGTTATATCTATATTTTGTAACATGTGTTTCCAATTAGGCAAGGCGGGTGTAAGTAAGTTCAATAAGATGTTTGAGAACATTGCCAAGTTAAATTTTGAAGGGGCGAAACTTGAGATGTTGGATAGCAGATGGGCTAAACAGACACCCAGTCGTGCCGAATATTTATCAAACAAAATGTCGCAGGTATAAAATAAATTTATTTTTGCCTTGCTTTCGACACAATTGTATGATATAATATGTTTAATTTAAATAAATTAGTTAACTATGTTAAAGATTATTAATAGTTATTATTATTATATTTATAATAATATTAATAATAATATTAAAAGAGTTATGACTATGTTTAAAATTAAAATCTTAGCACTTGACTTTGTTTTCGTTTCGTGCTATAATACAAACTTCAATAATAATATAGGAGGTATATATGCCAACAGTTGAAGGAAAAGCATATTGGGCTAGTGTGACTAGACCTAATACAACATTCGACCCAGTATATCAAATTGATTTAGCAATTGATGACAAGACTGCTGAAGAGTTCAAGGGTAAGGGTGTGTCAGTTAAACAAGACGAGAGAGGTTCTGTCGTTAAGTTTAAAAGAAAAGTTGCTAGGGCGGATGGGACTAAAAATCCTATGCCGAGACTAGTGGACTCTGCAAAAAATCCTATTGATGTTTTAGTAGGTAATGGTTCAAAGGTTAAAGTTTTATACAAACCTTTTGAATGGAAATTTGCAGGTAAATCTGGGACAAGCTTAGACTTACAAGCAGTTCAAGTAATTGACCTCGTACCATATGGTGAAGACTTTGATGTCTCGGATGGTTATGTTGCAGAAGGTAACAACGAGGAGTTTTAAATAACTAAAACAGGGGGCGACATATGGACAAATCTACATTTGTAAAGTATCATGTCCCCTGTTCTAATTGTGGAAGTAGTGATGCAAGAAGTATTAATGATGATGGCAGTAGCTATTGTTTTTCTTGCACTACTTTCTTCCCAAGTGAGACAAGATCGGAAGAG